GAAACTGTTGATTGCTTATCATCTTTTGCCAATTCTGCCTTTGCGTCTGCAATAAGTTTTGCAAAAACTGGTTTTTGAACTGCGTAATCTGATTTTAAAGCAGATAATTGAATTGTTCTCAATCCATCAGGAACTAAGCCTAATTCCACAGCTTCAGCAATGATACTTTCAGCTTCTGCATCTTTAATTTCATTCAACTCTGCTTCAGCTTTAGTTGCACGATCATCGGCATCTTTTTTATCTTTCTGAAGTTTTGCAATACCTTCAGTAATTTGATTGTCGCTCGCATCTGTTGGCAAACCCATTGCCAGAGCTATAAACTTTTTATCCATGTTTTGATCTATTTGATTTTTATTCTCTATTTTTTGAAGTTTTACAGGTGCACCATTACGAGAAAGCTTTAAAGCTTCATCATTACCACCAACATCGACAATTGAAAGCTCAATCATCTTACATTTTAATACAGTTTCATATTTCTGATTTGGCAATAAATATTCAGGATCTACAGAAGACTCTATAATATCTGCATATAAAGAACACATACGGATAAAGCCACGCTCAACTTTTCCAGCTACTTCTTTAGAGAACTCCGCCTCTAAATCAAATTCTACATCGGCATATAGAATATTATTCTCTTTACGAAGCTGCGCACGTCCAACCACTTTTCCTGGATCATCAAATGCACGACGATGACCATATAAGACAATCGGGTTTTTATTGTATTGTTCAATATCAATTCCATCGGTTAAAATTCGGTAACCGTATTCGTTGACATTTTCTGAATTAACTATAAAAGTATGTTTGTTCATCTTAAAAACTTTATTAAATCACTCAATCATTGGGTATAAAAAGAACATTTGATTCCTTTTATATAATTGAATTTAGAATCAATAATTGCGTATTTATTGAAGCAAATTTCAGTCGGATTTTAGCGATATGAAAAAAGCAAAACAACCATTGTATCGATTTGTTACAATGGTTGTATCATTTTACTACAACCATTGTTTACGAAATTCTGTAACCGACCTAAGCTTTCGACATTTGTGATATGATAGACATATTAATAGATGAAGATTTAGAATTTGAGGATGGAGACTTCGCTATTGGTATTAGCGATAAACAACACATTAAACACATTTTAAAAGCATTTAAAGGAGAGTTTAAAGAGTTTCCAGAATTGGGAGTTGGTATTGAGCAAATGATCAACGACGACAATTATATGGATGTCCTAATCGAAGCAAAAAAGAACCTTCAATACGATGGTGTTGAAGTTAAAAATATAAAATTCACGGACGAAGGTAAATTAAACGTAGATGGCGAGTACAAAGACAAATAAAGGAGGTAGAATGACATCTGCTGAACGTGATTATAAACGTTCGGAAGCAAAGAAATTGTACGTCTTAGGATTGGCTTTGCTTAATATAAGTGAGATTATTGGTGTCGGTGAAAAAACATTACGCAACTGGAAAGAACTTGATAACTGGGAAGAAGAAAAAGATATTAGCTCGATCAAACCTTCTGAGATTAAAAAAATGATTCTCCAGTATGTACTTGATGTTAAAAATGGAATAACTCCACGCTACAAAGCAGATGATTTATCTAAAGTTGTTGCTGCATGGGATCGTATGGATGATTACAAAAAGAAAGTTGTTAATGCAATGGAAACTTTTGACGAATTCGCCGATGATATGATGCTTGTAGCTGGACAATCAACAGGTAAAAAACGTGATGAAACTTTAAATAACCTTAAAGTTATGCGTCCATATTTCGATAAATACATCACAAAATTACTATCGGAAAATGACTAAAGCAGAATTAAAATCAGCAAAGGAAAAGTATTTCCAAAAAAGTAAATTGATTCGTGAAATCACTTCTGAAAAACTAATTAAAGAAACAGAAGAGGAACAAGAAAAACGAATCAAACATTTGCTTAAACCTGAGAATTATGGCGACTTTTTCGATTATTATTTTGGTATTGGAAATAAATTACTTTCGTTAGGTGATGCGAAAACACCACAGTTTCATATTAAGGATTATATCAGTACCTACAATAATCCTTATATAAAACAAATGCGAAAAAAGTTTCGTGGAGCGGGAAAATCACTGCAATCTAATGTTGGAAATGTCACTCATTTAAAAGAAAATGACTTAACATTTTTCGCAACTCTTATTGGTGTCAACTTAGATTTAGCAAAAATATTATTAAGCGATTTACAATGTCACTTAGAAAGTAATCAATTGTACATTAAAGATTTTGGTTTACAATTGAGCTATGGCGACTGGTCTGATGGTGATTTTGAAACAACAGATAATAAACACTTCAAAGCATTAGGTTTAAATCAAAAGTTTAGAGGTTTACGCTTTGGAGCTAATCGTCCAGACCTTGCAATTCTTGACGACATCGAAGATAGAGAACGGGCTCAAAATCCTGATATGGTTAGAAAGTATGGCGAAAAAATTACAGGTGATCTTGTAAAGGCTTTACATCGAAAACGTGGAAGGGTTATAGTCAATAATAATTACATCGTGAAAGATGGGATTTTAGACTTTTTGAAAGAACGTTGGAAAGATGATCCAAACTTCGAAGAATCAATTACAAATCTTGCGACTAAAAACATCACCAAAGACAATTACATGGATATCGACTGGGAACCAAGTTTCCCTGAACGCGACACCAAAGAAGATGTAATTCGAATTATCAAGGCTGATGATTATTATACATCGCAACGTGAAGATTTTAATAACCCAATTGAAGAAGGTAAATTATTTAAAGCTGAGGATATCATTCAAAGAACGGTTCATAATGATGAAGTTTGGGATGGTTTATTAGCGCATTGGGATTTATCATATTCAAGAACAGGAGATTTTAAAGCAGGTGTTTTACTTGGTGTACAAGGAATTGATATAACTGTATTAGCAGTTTTCTGTGAACGTTGCGAAGTAAACACAGCAATGGATGTTCATTTTGATTGGGTTAAACAATGGATTAAAAAAGGTTATACCATTATGGGATTCTATGATGCAACAGCAGCCCAACAAGTTGTTTTCACTCCAATTATTTTACAAGCGGCTGAAGATGCAAAATGCGCTTATATACCAATGCCAATGCATCAAGAAGGTGATAAACATAATCGTATTGCAACAGGCGTAACAAATGCTTTGTTTCGTAAAATTTTGACTTGGGATAAAAACTTGGCTGAAGATAAACAATACAAAGAGTTTATGAAACAAGTTTTAGCCTTTGAGAAAGGAACTACTAATAATGATGACGCACCCGATACTTTAGAAAGAGGAATTACACTTAGTCAATTGTTTTTTGGATTTACAAAAGATAATCAAGAAAGTTCAAAACCAACAATCGGACGTAAAAAACGCAGAAGAGTATGACACCAAGAAAAGAACTTTTTGTATCGATTAGAAATCAACTCAAAACAATTCCTTCATTGGAAATTGTGGACTTGTATCGTGCACAATTTGAAAATAACAAGTTGCCTAACATTTTTACAGGCGCATTGATTCGTATCAATAAAATTGATTGGGAATGTATGACTGAGCAAAATCAAGAAGGTCAAGTAAATATTGATATTTTATTCTATTGTAAAGATGGTTGGATGGATCAACATCAAAAAACAACTGATCCAAATTTTGGTTTAACTGAAATTGATATCATTGATGATATTGCTGAAAAGCTTCAATTTTTAAAAGGAGAACAATTCAAAGAATTACATCTTATAAGTGATGAAACTTTAGAACAGTCTGAAAGTGGAATAATGAGTTATGTAATTTCTTTCAAAACGATGATCTATCGAAAATTAAACAACCAATATCCACATAAAAGAAAATTAACCATAACAACATAACTATGTTTTTAGAAATAGATGAATTAAAAACAGTTCGTACAGCTCCAGTAGTTGAACTGATTACCAACAGCGATGATGATACGGTTAATCAAATCATCAATGAAAGTATTGATATTATGAAATCGTATTTGTTCAAATATTACGATACAGATAAGATTTTCAATGCAACAGGTGACAATCGTTCGAAGATGATTTTAAAATACCTGAAGGACATTGTGATTTATGAAATTCATAAAATTAGAGCAACTCGATTTGATGAAGTTTTGAAATTAGATTATGATGAAGCAATTGGTTGGTTAGACAAAGTTTCGACAGGTAAAATAGATGCTGATTTACCACCGAAAGTTGAGGAAGGAACAGAAGAACCTAAACCATTTATGCGTATAGGTTCTCGTAAATCATATCGAAATCATTTCTAATGCGAATCCTTCAAGACTTACAAAATAAACTCAATTCATTTGCGAACAATCTCAAAAGTGATTTAACCGATATTATTGAAGTTGAAGGAACAAACTTTATCCGAAAGAATTTTCAAGATGAAGGATTTAATGATTCAGGATTAGAAAAATGGGAACAACGCAAAACAACTGATAGCAAAGGACGTGATAAAACACGCTACAGAACCAATAGAGTTGGACGTGCTGGCAGTTTGAATAAATATGGACGAATGATACAAGATCGTCCAATATTAACAGGACATGCAACAGGTGGCGACAAATTGCGAAATTCATTCAGAGCACGAAAACAAGGAAATGCAGTTGTATTCTTTACTTACAAAAGATATGCACAACGGAATAACGAAGGATTAAAACGAATGCCCAAACGTCAATTTATGGGTAAATCAAAATACTTAGACCGAAAAATTAAAGACAAATTCGGACGCTATGTAAAATCAAGAATAGGACTATGAAACAATTAATCAATCAATCATCCAATATAACATTTGGCGGTAATGCCT